TCTGCTCATATTAACTTCAATGGAACTCTGCGAACAGAAACCCACCAAGACAGAGCTTTTGCCACCGGAGTCGCCGCCTTCAAAGAAACAGGTGGTGGGGTCCTCTCAATCCCACCGGGCTTTGGGAAATGCCTTGGTAAAGACACACCTGTCATGATGCACGATGGTTCTATAAAGATGGTCCAGGACATTCAAGTTGGTCAACTCCTTATGGGTGACGACTCAACTCCTAGAACTGTACTTTCTACGTGCACTGGATACGAGCAGCTTTACCGCGTTGTACCCGTCAAAGGTGACCCTTACATAGTCAACGAATCACATGTTCTATCACTACGATCGAATGAACCTGGTAAAAACAAGGGAAAGATTTTTGATATAAGCGTCACAGACTATCTGAAACTCTCTGAAAGTGCAAAATGGCATCTCAAGGGGTACAGAGTCCCTGTTACATTCAAACACAAAGAGGTTCCTCTCGATCCATATATGTTTGGTTACTGGCTCGGAGATGGTAGTTCTTGTTCAGCGGTGATATCAAGTCAGGAGTCACCTGTTCTAAAATTTTTTGATTCAAAATTGAAAGAGTACAACCTCACACTTGAATATACATCACAATACGACTACAGAATCAAGGGTCCAAAACCAAACTACTTTTACAAGACTCTTCAAGATTTAAATGTTTTGAAGAACAAGCACATCCCTCCGCTGTACAAATATAATTCACGAGATGTTCAACTTCAAGTTCTTGCTGGTATTATTGATTCAGACGGATCGGCAATGCTTGGAGGATGGGATATTATTCAAAAGAATGAAAATATTCTAGACGATGTCATATTTTTAGCACGATCTCTTGGTTTTGCTGCGTACAAGAAGCAGTGCCAGAAGACTTGCACAAATGCACCCGGTGGTCCAAAAACTGGAACCTACTACAGATGTACTATTTCTGGTCGCGGAGTTGATGAAGTTCCTTGTAAAGTAAGGAGAAAGCAACTTGACCCCCGAATTCAAGTTAAGAATGTACTCAATGTTGGTATTAACCTGGAAAAACTAGATGTTGGAGAGTACTTTGGTTTTGAGATTGACGGAAATAGGAGATTTCTTCTAGGAGACTTTACAGTGACTCATAACACGACAATCGCCCTGGCTTTTTCGGCACATCTAAAACTCAGAACAATTATCATCGTGCACAAGGAATTCCTCGCAAACCAATGGAAGGAGAGAATCCAACAATTCTGCCCGGGAGCAACCATAGGACGAATCCAACAAGACACATTCGATGTCGAAAAGGACTTTGTCATTGCCATGATCCAAACGCTGTGCATGAGAGAGGTGGGTTCCCTCAACCAATTTGGATTTTTAATTGTAGATGAAGCACATCACATAGGGGCTGCCGCCTTTTCCCAATCCATGTTCAAAATTTGCCCAAAATACACTCTGGGTCTGACGGCAACACCGGAGAGAAAGGATGGTCTCACCCGACTCTTGTACTGGTTTATGGGCCCAGCTTTTTACACATTTCAAAGAGAAAATCAAAAGACAACCAAGGTTGAGACTGTGTACTACCAAGACGAGCACTACAAAACAATGCCCCCGACCAACAAATTTGGAAAAATAAACATGGCCGAGATGGTGACTCAAATTTCCGAATTGAATTCAAGAAACGAATTGATAGTGGATATTATCAAGAATTGCTTGGGTGATGGCCGTCGGGTCCTGGTGTTGAGTGATCGTCGTGAACACTGTCTATGGGTCAATTCTCAATTTGAAAGTGAAATGAGTGGACTGTACATAGGGGGTATGTCTGAAGCAGATCTCAACGAGACTGCGAAGAAAAAGGTTATTGTGGCGACATTTGCGATGGCCCAGGAAGGTTTGGATATCCCTGTGCTGGACACTTGTATACTCACGAGCCCGCACTCGGACGTGACACAAGCGGTTGGAAGAATCATGCGTGAAACGGCGGGCAAGGCCAATTCACCCCTGATTTACGATATTGTAGACAGGTGGTCCTTGTTTTACGCAATGTACAACAAGAGACTTGCATTTTACAAAAGGGCCGGGTTCCAGTGTGGAAATTCAGAGGAGACCACACAACCAAAAAAGAGACTGCTTGACGAGGGCAAGTGTGCTTTCATCTAATAATTCTTCTTCCCGATGGCAATGTTTCCTGGTGCTGGATTCTCGACGACAACTGAAGGGGCGGCACCGGCGGCTGTTGATGGCTGAATGTTAGGCACGACATAGTCTGGGGGAGGGGGGGTGCCTCCTGTGTTGGGGCTGTTTGCATTCCCTTTGCTCATACGACCCTTAATCATCATATAAATCAAATACAGTATTGGACATATTCCAAACAGGAATAACATGAAACCGTACGCATTCTTCTGGGTCTTTGTTGCGTTAGGGTCTTTCATCTTCTTAATAGGCATGACCCATCCAAAGTAGATGTAACACGCAAAGGCGGCGATGGTACACACAAATGTAAAGAGTCCTGCAAAAGCCTGTGGATCCTGAAATGCTAGCATATCCATTCTACTTATTGTAAATATTTATTTTACTTCTGGGGATTCAACTTGAATCTTTGGGACTTTGGGGGCCTCGGGGAGTACGGGCTGTGCTGAAGAGGGATATGGGATGTAATACACCTGGGGGTGCATGAGCTTTTCACGGACTGCATCCACTTTTTCCGCAAATTCATTCAGATCAATCTCTGGTTTTTCTGGGGTTGGGGGTGGAATCTTTGTGTACGCGTAGTATGCATACACCAAAGGCGCGATGCCGAGGAGGGTCTGGAGGAACCACCTCGATTTTGAATTTGAAAGTGATTTATCATTCTTGTCATGGGTGAAGAGCTCAAACAGAGGGACAAGGACCATAAACCAAAGGTAAACACCAAGTAAAGCAAGTGAGGCCCACTTGACTTGGGGTGGGTTAGACGAAAAGAACTCACTTATCGTCATCTATACTATCTAAACAATTTTTCTACTCTGACAAAACAAGTAAAAACAAACCTGCTATGAAAACAAGAGCGAGATAGTTACACTCTGTGTTTCCTGGATTTTGAACTGAAGTTGAGGGGGTCTGGACTGTGACGACACGCGGCGGACCCATTGGGCCTGGGTCCCTCTCATCAAATGGCGCCATAGACAAGGTCACCATTGTATACTATTTAAAAAGAATTTTTTGGAGGACTCGGAAATTCCTTTAGAGTGATACTTCTTTCTTCGTGCTCCTTCGTGGGCGTCCCCGGCCCCCTTTCTTGGAATCGGTCACTCTCACCTCCTTTGTATCCGACTGTGCATCAATGCTCACAATGTCAGACACGGATTCGTCATCGCGAATAATAGGACGCGTGCTCTGGGGCATACCTGGTCCCATCATATTCATCAAGGAACCAAAGTCCATGCCTGGGCCGGCCATTTCACGACGAGGAATGTCAGAAGAGGGCATCTCAGGCCCAGTCTGACTGCGCTGGACAGCATCCATCATATTCCGGACCAGCTCAGGATTCTGCTTCATCACATTATTCATATTGGGGACGGCCGCCTTGAACATGCTGTTGGTCAGGTGGAACATCATCGCCGAGCCACCAACCATCATAATCAGCTTCACCTCAGGGGCCACATTCACCTTGGTCTTGTACTTGTTGTAGAGCTCCTCAAACACACCATCGTAGTCCTCGATATTCTCCATAGTGTTCTGGGACCACCCGTTCAGCTCGAGGTCAAAGGGATCAAACTTGTCGTTCAAAAACTCAAAACCCGTCACGGCAGCCACCAGCATACGCCGCTGAAACTTGATGGAACGGTCACACTCGATGGAGTAAATCATACGCTTGTACTCGGTGCGAATCTCCTCAATATCAGAGTAAATTGTCAGACGTGCACCTGACTGAATTCCCTTTTTGGTCAATCTGCTGATTTTGTTCAGCAGGTCCGCCTTTTCATCCTCGATGGTCTTGTATCCGTCGCTGGGCACACTGGAGTTGCCACCTTGGGGAGTGTAATCAGGGGGGCCATCCTCTTCCGGCTCCTCGCCCCCGTCAAACTCCTCTGGGGGGGGAGGAGGCATGGCCGTACGCTTTGTAGGGTTTGTGAAGAAATCAAGGCCGTCATCTGGATCAGCAGGAGCCACTTCCTGGGGAACTCTGCGACTGAAAACTGATGGACGGGTCGGCTTTGGCTTCAGTGCAACACGCTTCTCAGGAACCGCCAGTGAAATCTCATCCAAAAGGGCAGATTCATTCTCGTCCAAGTTCAAGTTGGAGGCACCGTCAGTTATACTTATGTCCATACTAATACTTTTAAAGAAAGGAAGCTCATTTCTTTAACGCACTTCCAGGCTGAAAAATAATGTTCACTTATTTCAAAATGCCATCTCCCTATAAGATTTCCAAGATGATGACCCACGCAGTCATCATCGGCCTGCTGATTGTGGTGGTGGTCATGCTGTCCCGCCAGAGCAGAGCCTCCTCCGGTTACGAGCCCGGGCCCCTGATAACAACCCCAACCGCCAAGGCGGCCAACGGCCCACAGTCTATTTTCGACATTCGCCCCAACCTGGAGTGCACCCCTGGACCATCCCAGAATGCATCCTACTACACCAACGGCCTCACTCCAGGGGGTCTCTGCGGTGACGGAGAATTCGTCAAGAACCAGCTCCGCGAATTTAACATTGAAAATGGTATCGGAGGATCTCTGCTCGAGAAGTAGAGACTTTGTTTATTTTCCCAATATAAATAAGAGATGAGTCAAACCATCGATAACGGAAACGGTACAATTCCGATTGTGGTGTTTCCACCTGCGAATGTGACAATCGCATCAAACGTCCTGAGTACAACTGGTAATGTCATCGCTGGTAACGTCATCAGCGCTGACGGAACTTTTACAGGAAATCTATACGTGGCCGGAAGAATAACAGGAAATGTATCATTCACGACACTCAACCTAACTTATCTAAATGCAACATCAGTCGTATCACAAGGCTACTTTGGAAACGGTTTTGGAATTTCAAATATAAATTCTGCAAACATAGTCGGAACAGTTGGGACGGCCCAATCTGTAACCAACGCATCACAACCAAACATCACTTCGGTCGGGACCCTCACAAGTCTCAATGTGCAAGGCCTCCTTGTAGCCTCCAACGGTTCTGCAATTTCCAACTTGAATTCGGCAAATATAATCGGAACAGTTGGAACGGCCCAATCTGTTACTGTCGCATCTCAACCAAACATAACATCCGTAGGAACACTTACAAGTCTCAATGTGCAAGGCCTCCTTGTAGCCTCAAATGGTTCTGCAATTTCCAACTTGAATTCGGCAAATATAATAGGAACAGTTGGGACGGCCCAATCAGTTACTGTCGCGTCTCAACCAAACATAACATCCGTAGGAACACTTACAGGTCTGAATGTGCAAGGTCTCCTTGTAGCCTCAAATGGATCTGCAATTTCAAATTTAAATGCAAGTAATCTAGTCGGAACAATTGGTACGGCCCAATCAGTAACAAATGCGTCTCAACCAAATATAACCTCGGTCGGGACCCTCACAAGTCTCAATGTGCAAGGTCTCCTTGTAGCCTCCAACGGTTCTGCAATTTCCAATTTAAATTCAGCAAATATAGTCGGAACTGTAGCAACTGCACAATCCGTCACTGTCGCGTCTCAACCAAATATAACCTCGGTCGGAACACTTACAGGCTTGAATGTGCAAGGTCTCCTTGTAGTCTCCAATGGATCTGCAATTTCAAATTTAAATACAAGTAATCTGGTTGGGACAATTTCACTTGGGAATTTACCAACGAGTGGGGCAACTGCCGGAACATACGGTTCGAGTGCAAATGTTTCACAGTTGACTGTAGACCAATACGGAAGGGTGACCACAGCCTCTAATGTAGCCATAGTCTCTTCACAGTGGACCGGTCCATCTGGATCTCCAATTTATTATTTAAATTATGTGGGGATAGGTACATCTACACCAAGTGCAAACCTCCAAGTCGCTGGAAATCTACTCGTCACAAATGCAATAACAACAAACAACATATTTTTCAATAATGCAATTCTGAACACAAATTTACCTGTTATTGGTGGTGTAATTGGTGGGTACGGTTCAGGGTCGAATGTTCCACAGTTGAGTGTTGATCAGTATGGCAGGATTACATCAGTATCAAACGTGGCGATTACATCTTCACAGTGGACAAGTATAGCCTCAAATGTAGCCTTTGCAAATTCAGTCATTATAGGGTCTTTATCCGATGTTCCAAATAAATCAAATCTGTATGTGGTTGGACTTGCCACCTTTGGGGCCATGGCCGGGAATGGATTTGGGATTTCAAATCTAAATTCATCGAACCTCAGTGGTCTCGTGTCAAACAGTGTTTTGCCCACGACCGGGGTTGCCCCTGGAGTCTACGGGAATGGAGCAGCCATAGGTCAATTCACTGTTGACCAGTACGGGAGAGTAAACAACGCAAGTAATGTAGTAATTTCAAGTGTAAATACAACTGCACTTTTCGGAACAATTTCACTTTCAAATTTACCAACAAGTGGGGTGACCGCTGGACCATACGGATCATCTTCAAATGTACCACAAATAACCATAGACCAATACGGGAGAATAACAAGTGCATCCAACACCACAGTCACAAATGTCTTTTCAAATATTTCAATTTCATATGCAAATATCACAAGTGCAAATGTCACGACCCAGAATGTAGTCACTCTGAATTCAAGTCTCTTGGCAACACTGAGTAATCTTGTCGTCCCTGTTCAAGCAAATATAGTGTCTGCAAACATCTCGACACTCAACACTGCATCTGCAAACGTACAATCAATTCTAATTTCAAATGGAAATGTACAGTCACTCAATGTGACGAGTGCATCTGGAACATTTTATGGTAACCTCATTGGTTCAAACCTCATAAGTGCTTTGAATATTTCAGTTTCAAATTCAATTACCACTCAAAATATATTTTCGACCCAAACACTCTACGGAAATAATTTAGTTGTAAATACAGTCGTTTCAAATTCAATTACAACTTCAAATTTATTTGGAAATTATCTGTCAGTGACTGCAAACACGGGGACAAATGTCTTTGTATTTTCAAATACAAGTGACAACACAAATGTTTTTGTCATGAATTATCTAGGAAATGTGGGGATAGGAACTGGTGACCCCGTGTACAAGCTTGACATTGTGGGAAACATGAATCTAGGAAAGACAACCCTGGACAACTATCAAATTAGTTTCAGTGGTCAAGAATATAGAATTGGAAAATCTGGACAACTTATACTACTCACTACAAGTAATACCGGAGGGTCAATAGTGTTGGACACGTATGGTGGAGAAGCCTCACTCAACCCCAATGGAATTTTTGCAATAAATTCATCTAATATTTTTCTGAATGGGTCTGGAAGTAATATTTGGGCAGCAAATTCAATCACCACCAATAACGCCCTTTTCCAAAATATGAATGTTGTGAGTTCTAATCTCATTACTTCTAACATAAATTTTGGTAATGCAACATCTTTGGTTGTTCCTTCATCGTTCACCGCAAACACCACAAATACAACCTTCTTTTTTGACACATTCACAATACCTTTTGTGGTTGCCCAACAGACAAATGTCACCACGACCAACACACAGACTCTGGCGGTCGTCACCTCAAACACCCAAAGCCTCAATGTCGTCACAAGCAATATTTTGAATTTAAATGTGTCAACGGGTGCAAACATTACTCAACTCACAGTCCTCCAGTCAAATCTCGTGTCTGCAAATATTCTGACTGCGAATATTCAATCTGCAAATGTAGTTACAGAAAATGTACAGTTTGTGAATATTTCATCAAATTTGTACACATCGGGGTTTTCACTTGTGTCGGGCACGGCACAGAAGGCTTTTAGTTTTACAGTGGAGACAGGGAGTGGATCATTTACAAATGTATGCTCAGTCGCAGACACACCTTTTGGTTCTGGAATTTACATCATGTACATAGACTTGATTTCACGCGGTGCATCCGGGGCATCCGGTACAAAAACATATATAATTACAAATTCATACAATTTAAGTGGTGGAAATTGGTTGCGTCTGATTCCACTCTCAAGACCGGCGGATGCAAATCAAATTGTGTTGGACGCATTGTCCTCTGGGGGCACCACATATATCCGGGCCGTAAACAATTTTGCATCGGAAATCATTTCAGTGAATGTTATTCTCCGGGCATCGAGCAGCACAATATCAACTGTTATATTTACGGACATTACATCACAGACTGGTTCGGGGGCGACCAACTCGGGCTACTGGCCAACAACAGTGCTCACGGAATACGCAGGACTCGTCGGAGTGTACACTCAAAATCCAACTGCAAACCTCCATGTCACCGGAAACATCTACGCATCAAACGCACTCACAACTACAAATGTCATCACATCAACTGCAAACATACAATCAAGTAACACGGTCACTGCAAATATTTTAAACATGAATGTGTCAACAGGTGCAAACACCACCTATCTGACCGTCTCACAACTTTCTAATATTCAATCTGCAAACATAATCAATTCAAATATACAATCAAGTAACACGGTCACTGCAAATATTCTGAACATGAATGTATCAACTGGTTCAAACACTACATACCTGACCGTTTCCCAACTTGCTAACATAGTAAGTGCTAATATAGTAACTAGTAACTTGAATTCCTCAAATATAGTAAGTGCTAATATTCTGAACCTAAATGTATCGACCGGTGCAAACACC